ATATTTGCAATTTGCGCTATCTATGGCTTCCGATCTAAAAAAGACGCAAGCCGCAGGATGGTTACGGATGTCATTGTTTACATCCCCCGCAAAGCCGGTAAATCAACCCTAACCGCAGCAATCGCATTGTATGAACTGGCTTTCGGTGAAGCTGGTTCAGAAGTGTATTGTTTGGCGACAACCCGAGACCAAGCCAACATTGTTTTTACGGCGGCAACGGGTTTTGTTGAATCTATGCCCGGCGATGTGGCGGCGCTATACAACGTAGTGCGGCATCACATTACCAAGGTTGGCGACAGTCAATCTATGTTCAAAGCCCTTAGCCGGGACACCAAAAAGACTGGTGACGGTCTAAACCCGTCTTGCGCCATCATTGACGAAGCGGCGCAGATTGTGGACAGGAACAGCATTGAAGTGCTGCATTCCGGTATGGTGGCCCGTAAGAATCCGCTAAGGATTTACATCACCACCGCCAGTTTCACCAAGGAAACCAAGTTCTACGAAGACATGATGATGCTGGAAGCAATGCTTTCTGGCGAAGCGGAAGATAACCCACGGTGGTTTGGTTTGCTGTATAGCCTAGACTTGGCAGACGATTGGCGCGACCCAAAAACATGGGCTAAGGCTAACCCAATGCACGGCATTAGCGTATTTGAGGACGCAATTGCACAACGCGCCGAAGAAGCAAAACACAAGCCAGCAGCCTTAAATGAATTCTTGTGCAAGACGCTGAATATTTATGTCAGCGCCAATAGTGCGTGGATTGACAGGGGTTATTGGGATGATGAACGCGCCCTAATCACAGGCTCACCACGTGAGCCTGAAGCGGTGTTTATTGGGTTTGACTTGGCGGCAACGCGAGATTTGAACGCTGTTTGTACGCTTAAAAGATATGCAGAGGATGATTACGAAGCTGAATTTAAGTTCTTTTTGCCAGAAGATGGTTATGGCCTCATTCCTAAACATTACGGGGACATATTTAGGGTTGCAAGGCAATCAGGAATCCTGCACATTACCGAAGGCAACGTTATGGACGATAGGGAAATCAGCGATTACATCGTCCAACAGTGCCAAAAATACGACGTAAAAGAGATTGGCTTTGATGCCTATAACGCTGCAAGTTTGGTGGCTCGATTGGTGGAAAACGGCTTGCCAGTCAAAAAAGTGGGGCAAGGAATGGCTGTTTTGTCCAATCCAAGCAAGCATGTCGAAAAACTATTGATGAATTATCAAATAAGGCATAATGGAAACGCTTTCGTTGGCTGGCAGCTAGGAAACTGTGAAGTTTATGAGGATGTGAATGGAAACATCAAAATTCGCAAGAATGAAGCCGATAAAAGCGCCAAGGTGGACGGAATCATTGCAATGATTATTGCCATGCACTGTTCCTTGGACAACCCCGCTACAAGCGGTTTTGGGTTTCGTACCTTCTGAGGTAAAACATGGCAATTCTTGACATTTTCAAGCGCAAAGACACCAAGAAGGCCGAAAGCAATACGCTTTTTGGACAAACAGCCCTTGGAAATAACGTTTTATGGGCGGCTGGTCAAAAAGGCCCACAAGTTGCCCAACAAATCCTTTACGTTACCACCGCCAGCACCACCAATGCTGGTCGTCCGGTGGATATGTCGGTTCTGTCGCGCAACAGCACCGTTATGGCTTGCGTTGGCGTAAAAGCCCGTTCTTTGGCTCAATTGCCTATTAGGGTTGTTTACCAAGACGATAACGGAACCTTTGTTGATGCGGTGCGTTCCGACAAAGTAGGCCCCCGCGACAAAGCCAAAGCAAAATCTGTACTAAGTTTGCTTGGAAACCCTAACAATTTTCAAAGCCAATACGAGTTCTGGTATCAGTGGCTGATGTGGCACGAGTTGTCTGGAGAGGCGTTTACGCTTTGGTGGCGCAAAGACCAAGAAAATAGCACACAAACCCCGCTAGAAATGTATGTGCTGGACAGCACTTTGATTGCCCCCACGGTTACGCCTACCCGTTACCCGACATACCGTCTGTCTACCCCGATGGGTGCGCCTGACTATTACGGGTTCCAAAACGGCAATCAATTGCCGTATTACCAAATCATGCACGTTACAGACCAAGCGTGGCAAGGTTCCGCTGGTTTCAATAAAGGTATTTTGGCCGCTGAACTGGTTGGCCTTGACCAAGACATTGACCTATACGCAAACTACATCATGCAAAACGGCGCAAAACCGTCTGGTTTGTTCCGTACCGAGGCAATTATCCCTGATGGCAAATACAAGGAAATTGCTGCCCGTCTGAAAGAGGCATGGAACCAAATGACTGGTAGCAAGGACAGCGATGCGTCCAAAGCCGGTCAAGGAATGTTGCTTGATAATGGCATGACGTATGAGCCAATTCAGATGTTGAACCTTCAGGACGCAGACGCAGCCGCCTTGAAGCTACAAACCATGAAACGTCTGTGTGGCGTGTTTGGCGTTCCCCCGGCAATGGTTGGAATCGCCGATCAAAAATATAACAACACACAAACTATGCTGGATGAATTCTATAAATCCACTATGTATCCGCTTTTGGTGAATGTTCAGCAAAAACTCAAGCAACACCTTTTCCCCGGATATCCGAATTTGTCGGTTGAGTTTGATACGCGCAATTTCTTAAAAGGTGCGCCACTTGACCAGATGAATTTTGCATCGGCTGGCGTTTCGGCGGGAATTATGACCCCCAACGAAGCGCGGCAATATCTTGGAATGCCAGAACACGCCGAAGGCGATGAACTGGTGTCAAAAAACCAAAAATCAGAGCCAATTTCAGGCTCTAGCCCACAAGACACGGGTGGCGGTGGTGGCAACCAAACCCGGAAAATGAACATCGGCAAATAAAGTGTCACTTATTTTTAAATTAGTGATAGCATCCTTGGCAACTTATAAGCCAAATGCTGAACCGCCAAAAAAGCGCGGCAGGCCCCCTAAAATACAAGATATTGACCTGACCAAAACTGTAGGGGTTATCCATGACCAAACACTTGACGCTGGTTTGCGAAGCCAAACTGGTAGCCGAAAAGGCAGGAAACGAATGCGGCTTGATTGAAGCCACAGTAACGACTTGGGGCGCACGGGAAGGCGCAGATGGTCGACGTTTCTTCTACAAGCCTGAAGGTTTTATGGAATGGGCAAAAGAATTTGCCGCCAAAGGCAGACCACTTCCTATGTTCGTGAATCACGAAAGCAGCAACATTCCCGTTGGCGAATGGACTGACTTTGAAATGACTGAAAGCGGTATGAACGCTTCAGGCCGCATTTACATGAACACCCAACAAGGCAAAGATTTGTATGCCGTAATGAAAGAATCGCCAATGATGTTTGGCGGTGTTTCTGTTGGCGCTTATGCTGAGGAATATCAGTGGGTTAAAGAAGATGGCGATACTTTCCCCGCAGGTTCTGGCGATTATTGGGATGAAGGTTATTTTCAAATCACCAAAGGCGGCTTGTCGGAAGTTAGCGTGGTAATTCACCCCAACAACACAAAAGCCGAAGTCAGCAAGCTGGAATATTTCCGTCCAGATGGTTCTGCTGATTTGAAAGTATTGGAAGCGGCTCTGCGGGATGCAGGGTTGTCCAAATCGGAAGCGGTTGCCGCCGCATCCGTGTTCAAGTCTGTAATTGAACAGCGTGACGCTGCAAAAGAACAGATTGAAACTGCGCCAATTCAGAGTGATTCTGATGCGGAGGCAACCGAAGCGGAAATTCTCGCTGCTCTTGAACAGCGCGAACTTCTTAAACTCCTAGACAAACGCTTGAAAGGCTAATCATGTCTAAAGAAATCATTGAAAAACTGGATGCCATCGAAGCTACCCAAGCTGAGAAAATCCAAGCCGTTGAGGCACAAATCCCCGCTGCCGTTGAAGCCGTGAAGGCTGAAATGTCGGAAATGGTTGCTGCTCTGGAAGCCAAAGTGGCCGCTGTGCAAGCCCCCGTGGTTCACCGCGAAAAAGCCAAATCTGTGCATCAAGACGTTAACCGCATGGTTAAAGAGCAACTGGCTGATTTTGCCAAGCAAGGCCGTATGCTTGAAAAAGAAATCAAGCTGTTTGAAAGCGATGCTCAATATGATGCATACCTGAAAGAAGCATCGGCTCTGACAGGTGGCGGTGATGGCAAAGGCGGTCGTACCGCTTATGACCCGGTGTTTGTGGCTCTGCGTTTGGCTAACCCCCTGCGCGACATCAGCCGCATTGTTGCCACCGATGGTTCTAGCTATCAGTTCCGGGCCAAAACGGGCGATGCTGGTGCAGCTTTTGGTTATGCCATCCAGAACAACGGCGCGGCAACGACTGAAAACACAACCATTTGGCAACTTGTCCTGAAAGACATGAACTGCCAGTTCCCCATCCGTACCGCCGCACTGGACGATATTGATGGTCTGGAATCCAACGTGGTTAGCGACATGCTGCTGGAATTTGCACAGCTTGAAGCACAGTCTATGATTCAGAACAACGACCAGACTTCTGGCGGCTACGGCGGCACAGACGGTCTGCGCGGTCTGGACCAATACGGCGGCGCTAACGCTACCTACACTGGCGGCACCACCAGCACGGCTGCTTATGGTTCTTCTGGAACCGGTTCTAGCAGCGGTCTGCACTCTCTGGCAACCTATGACCAGATCACCACGAACGGTAACACTGTTGGCGCAGCTAACATCACTTACCAAGACGTTGTGAACATGGTTTATGCTCTGCCGCAGCAGTACTGGACCACTACCGCTAAGTTCATGATTAACCCCGTTCTGCTGTCGCAGATTCGTGGCCTCAAGGACAGCAACGGTACTCCGATCTTTGAGCGTATGCACCCCGGTGAAACCGACGGTATCGTTGGTCGCCTGCTTGGTTTTGATGTTACGGTTAACAAATATCTTGATAACCCGAGCCAAGCTACCACTGGTTCCGCTGGCACCACTAGCCTGTATCCGATGTATTTCGGCGACTGGCAAAAGGCTCACACCATCGTTGATCGCCTGAACATGGTTCTGCGGAGATACGACCAAACAGCCCCCGGATTTATTACATTTTATGGGGAAAAGAGACTTTGTAATTCAGTTCGTGACCCCTTTTCGTTGGTGCGTTATCGCTCCACCGGCACTGCGACCTAATGCGTTGCCATTTGGCGGGGGCTACGGCCCCTGCCTTTTTCAAGCACTAAGGAATAACCATGAATATCACCGAAAAAATCCTAGACGGAATCAAAAAAGCCATTGCCGAAGGCGGCAAGGTGAATATCAATTTGGCAGAAGCGTCGGCTCTGACTGGTTCCGGTTCTGGCATCGGTGGTCGCGTTTTCTTTGATGAAGCATTTTCTGCGCTGCGTCGAGGCAATCCATTCCGATTGGGCGCAAGGCAAATCATGGCATCTGGTTCAGATGTACAGTTTGTTGCCAAGACTGGTAACGCTACAAACCAAACAAACCCTTGGGGCTACACGTTTACGCCTAACAGCGGTACGCCTAGCACCGACACAAGCATTTGGCAGTTGCCTGTGCGCGTTCTTACGGCGCAATTGCCTATCCGAACGGCTGTTTTGTCCGATGTAAATGGCCTGCAAGAAGCATTGGTTAAAGACCTTTTCTTGGAATTTATGACCCAAGAAGCCGCTTCTATGGCGATTAATGATGACCAAGCTGGTTCAACCACGACAACAACAGGCGGCACCGATGGTCTGCGCGGTCTTGATATGTATGTCAGTGCCAGCGCAAGTGCGTATGGTTCTAGCGGTACGGCAATTACCGATGGCATCCACAGTATTTCCACAGTCTCCCTTGGTGGCGTGGCAATTACCTATAACAAGGTAACAAACATTGCCAATGCCTTGCCCCCGCAATACTGGTCTTTGCCCGGTACAGCATGGCACATGACACCCACAATGATTCAGACGCTGCGTCAACTGAAAGACAGCCAAGGCTTGCCGCTGTTCCTTGAAGTGGGTGAGGCTGATGGCGCTGCGGTTGGCAACATTTTCGGCTGGCCTGTGATTGCTAACGCTTTCTTGTCTGATGATTTCCCGATCTATTTGGCAAACTGGGATGAATTCCTGACAATTGCCGACATTGAGGAAATGAACATCCAGATGATGGAGCAAACAGCCCCCGGCTTTGTGACCATGTTTGCTGAAAAACGTATGGTTAGTTCCGTCAGAAACCCGTTTGCTGGTGTCCGTGCTTCTGCTGCCTAATAGGAGCCGAAATGCCTTCAGAAATTAACACAGGTTATCCGTTTGCGGGTGCTACCCGTAATCCGTTTAACTATGTCAAGGTTGAGCAAATCAACCGCGATGTCGTTACGCAATGGCTGACACTGGACGAAATCACCAATCAGATGAACAATTGGGGTGATGAATCGCAGGATGATTATCTGAAGGGATTGGAACTGGCTGTGCGTGGCGCGGTTGAGGACTATCTAGGGCTGACAATTTTCCCAATCACTTATCGTGTTTGGTATGGCTCAGAAAGCCTGATTGCAAGCCCTGTGGCCCTTGATTTGCCTGAAGTTAGTCAGAATCAATATCCAAGTCTGCCGGGTGTCACAATCAATGTTGTGGGTTATTACAACAATGATTTTCCGGCAACAAAGGTTTTGCTGGCAAGTTCAGACTATCAATATGATCCGTCCGGGAACAAATTGCTTGTGCAAAACTTGCCAACGGACCTTAATACGTCAATGACCGCGCCTATCTTTGTGGAATACACGACAGCGGCTAATCCACTTCAGACGTATCCGCAAATCAAGCAGGCGGCATTGCTGTTGTTTACGCATCTGTACAACAACAGAAGCAACACCACGGAAATGAATCTAAAGACCATCCCAATGGGCTTTGATGTTCTTTTGCGTCCCTACAAACCGCTGGTGATGTAAATGGGAATTGCGCGTTACGAATCAATCACGGTCAATAATTTGGCTTTTACCAAATCGTCATTTGGTGAACAAGATACGACTATTACCGAATGGTTCAAGACACGCGCTTTGACGCATGACGTTGCCAACAGTCTGCGTATTTCTGAAAAATACCGTGTCTATCAGGATTTGGTGAATTTCACTTTGAACTTTACGCCAAACACCAGAGAGATTGTCAATAATCAGAACCTGTATTCAATCACATGGCGCAACCATGATTGGCGAATTACAGACGTTCGTGAAAGCAATGACAGAATGAAAGTTACATTGCTTTGCTATAGAACAGACCCTGTTACGGCGGTATAAATGGCATCACAAAACAGCGTCGTTCAATATGGCAAGGCATTCCAGCAAAAACTGGAATCAGTTGTGTCGCCTATTCCTGTGTATGCTGCTTTTAACCGAAATTTTGCAACACAGCCAAAATTTATTACATGGAATCTTAGGAATGTGCATCAGCCTGTTTATACAGGTTCAACTCAAAGCGTAAAAGGTATAGATACGCCTGTTTTTCAGGTAAGTATTTTTACCCAAGGCATTGAAGATGGTTTCACGATTTCCAATCAAATATTACAATCTTTGCACGGTTATAGCGGGAATTACGGCACTGGCGCTGATGCTTTTTGGGTAACCAAGACAGATATTCAGTGGCTGTACAACAGCTATGACAACACGGACAAACTTGCACAAGTTTTTCTGGATTGCACACTATACATTCAGGCATAAGACAATTTTTTAACCAACTTGAAGGAAATTCAAAATGGCGCTTCCAAATAAAGTTTTGCCCGGATTCAGTGCTGCACTCTATTGCCAATCTGGTTCTAGCCCTACGGCATTGACAAACACCCAACTTGCAACATTGGCTAACGTTGCGGCAATCGCTGTTTCTGGCAATCTTTTGCCGGTTGAGGCTATTCCTGCATTCGGCCAAGATGATGCCGTTGCCAATTTCGCTGTTGCTGGTTCGCGTCAATCTGACAAGATTCCTACGCAATCTGCCCCCACCAGCATGACAATCACTGCAGCTTGGAATCCTTCAGATACCAATTTGCTGCTTATGAGGGCTGATGCTTACTCTGGCGTGATTGATCGCACATTTGTTATTTCTGCTACCGATGGAACAAACATTGTTTATTACGCCTTTAATGGTCGTGTAAGCGAGTTTCAGATTGATGCATCGCCTAACGCAGAAGCGAAATGCACTTTTACAATTCATCCACGCGGCAACCAATATGGTTGGTCCAACAACGTTTAAGGAGTAATCATGGCTGCACCAAATAAAGTTCTACCGGGTTTTAGCGCATCACTTTGGATGCAATCTGCTGCAACCCCTACGGCACTGACCACGGCTAACCTTTCTGTTTGGAGTGGGCAAGTTGCGACTATTGTTGGCACTACTGCGAATGGCACTGGCTCTGCTGGTGTGCAAGTGCCCGTTGAAGCAATCCCCGCATTTGGTCAGGACGATGCTGTTGCAAACTTTGCGGTTGCTGGTTCTCGCCAGTCCGACAAAATCCCAACACAATCGGCACCAACCAGCATGACCATTACGGCTGCTTGGAATCCGTCCGATACTGCTTTGCTTCAGATTCGTTCTGATGCTTATAGCGGCATTGTTGATCGGACTTTTGTAATTGCCGCTGTGGACGGAGCAAGTACCGTTGCTTATGCATTTAATGGCCGTGTCAGTGAATTTCAGATTGACGCATCGCCTAATGCTGAAGCCAAATGCACTTTCACAATTCACCCCCGTGGTAATCAATACGGCTGGAGCAACACATAATGAAAGTGTCTGAAGCCCTTGATGTGCTGGTTTCCGCATATGGCGATCTAGACTTGATTGCCCGTGGTTTGCCAGTCTCTGCTTCAGAAGTTGCAAACGCAAAAGTAAAAGCTGATACAGCAGAAGCAATTGCGCTGGAACTTCTGAAGAAATACAACCCATATACTGCTGTCAAAGAAACAACAGAATAAGCTATGAATACGACAATAAAAGACACAAACGATTTGCTAAGTTATTTGATTTCCCAATCCGGTTCTAGAAAGGACTGGTTTGGGTTTCAACAGCAAAAGTTGACAGCAATTAGCCTTGCACATGAAATAGCGGCAAAACACGCAGACAAGATGACACCTAACGAAGTTGTCCAATATGTCAGCGAACTGAACAATCAATTGTTCCAAAAGATTATCAAGCCGGGGGCATAACATGGGCGGCGTTACCATCAAGCTAGAAGGCATCGGTGACGCAATGAAAGCCTTTGAAGAACTTGCGGAAGAAATCGGCGACAAAAAAGCCAGAAGCAAAGTTCTTATTCCCGCTGCCAGAGCCGCTATCAAACCAGTTTTAGATTTGGCACAACAAAAAGCCCCAATTGAAACTGGCGCTTTGAGGACGTTGTTGCAAATAGAAGCCAGAAGGCCCACAAGCCGTGACAGGCGTTCTAAATACATCACCAAATCTGATACCGTGATTGCAGTTGTAACCACTGCATCCGGTAAAAAAATGAAAGCCATGAGCGAAGGTAAGGGGCTTGCCCGTACCCGTAAACGGCTTCTTAAAATGGGGGCTACCGCTGAAGAAGCGGCATCTTTTATGGGGTTTAAAAGCGATGCTAGGGCAATAGCCCAAGAATTTGGCACAGCTAGAAACCCGTCACAACCGTATCTGAGGCCAGCACTTGAAAGCCAATCGCAATCAACTGTAAACAGGCTTGCAGAGGAACTCAAAAAATACATTCAAAAATTTAGGGCAAAAACATGACAAGACTAGGTTCTGCACTTGGCGCAAATTATGAACAGATGCGCCGGGAAATCCTTACCCGCAAATTTGAACTTGGTGGCTTTACGTTCAAAGTCCGCATTCCGCTGGTGGCTGAAACTGATGCGCTGTATAAGCGGATTACCGATCCTGCCCCCGAATTGATTGATGCGGCATATAACGAATTGACGGAGCCTTTGCTGAAATTCAAAGAAGATGCAGAGGCTACCGAGGCCGGGTTCACGTTCCTTGAAAACGACATTTTTGTTCAAGGAAAGTCAATGCGGGAAGCCGCCAAAAACAAAGTTATGACTGAACAGCGGATTGTTGAATACATCCGTTTGTTGGTGCCAGAAAACCCCGAAAACAGCCTAGCCGACATCACTTATGCTGATGTTGAGGCTGAATGGCCGCTAAACGTCCAATTGGCCTTGTGTGAAAAGATTGGCGAAGTTATCAGCCCAACCTACAAGGAAACAAAGGGAAACTGATAGGCTCATTAAGGGCGCAAGTCGAGGCCGCTATGGTCTTTAATGGGCACACTTCAGAATCTATAGCGGCACTTGATGAAGTTACCATGTTGCGGATTCAAGCAATGTATGGCGACGGAATCATTGGAAACCAAAAAACAATTGAGCTTCTTGGCACACTTATTGCGGGTGTTTTTAACTATATCCGTGACACAGGAAAATCTAGCCCATATAAGCTAGCCAACATTATTGGTTCCGCTTACGATTACATCTATCCACCATTGTCGCCAGAAGTTCAAAAACAACAAGTTAGCAACAGTCTACTTGCGTTTATGAGCCAAGCGCCGGGGTTTGAAAAAGACAGATTTAAGGTGAAACAAGATGGCTAACATGATTGCCCGTTTGGGTGTTTTGCTTGGAATTGACAGTGCCGAATTTACCCGTGGCATTGATGAAGCCAGCAAAAAGCTAGAACAATTTGGCGATTCTGTGGAAAAATACGGCAAGATAGCTGCCACGGCTTTGGTTGCCGCTGGAACGGCTGCGCTTAAATATGCTGACGATATTGCAGACGTTGCCAAAGCCAACGATGTAGCTGTTAATTCAATTCTTAAACTGCGCGAGGCGCTGGCGCTAAATGGCGGCGAGGCTGAAAACGCTGCGCGGCTAATGTCTAGCTTTAACACGTTTGTTGCCAAAGCGGCAGATGGTTCTTTTGAAGCGCAACGTTCATTCAAATCCCTTGGTGTAAGTCTTAGCGATATTGGCAGTTTGTCTATTGATGAATTGTTTGCCAAAACAACGGCAGGTCTTTCCGAAATGAATGACCCCGTTATGCGTAATGCGCGGGCTTTTGAAATCTTTGGTAAAGCGGTTCGCGGTGTTGATCTTGTTGGATTTAATGACACGCTAAATGAATCCAATGAAATAACGCAAAAGCAAGCGGAAGCAATCAAAGCCGCTGCTGACATGTTTGACATGCTGGAGAAAAAAGCGCGTGACACCGCATTAACTATTGCTGTTGAACTTGGACCGCCGCTGAAAGCAACTGTTGAATATTTCAGCGAATTGACAGATAAAAGCGATATTTTTGCCAAGTCTTTGAGAACAGGTTTTCAGACTGTTGCAATTGTTATGTCTGATGTTGCTTTCGTTATTGAAGGCATTTACAGACAGACCTTGCAAACCATTCTGTTGTTTAAGTCCTTTATTCCCGGCACTGATGTTGAAGGCAAGTGGAGCCAATATGTCAAAGAAGCTGAAGAATCTAGGCGACGTTTGGATGAATTCCAGAAAAAAATTATGGAAGGTGGCGGCGCGTCCAGCACACCTGAAGGAAAGCCTGCAAGCGCAGTTGGTAGTCGATTTGTAACACCGGGCATTGATAAAGATGCCGAAAGAATGCGCCGGGAAAGACAGCGCGTATTTGATGAAAAAATGCGCGAAATGGCGATGTTCCAAAAGAACAACCAAATGTATGAAGAACGTCAGCACTTGGTTGAAACAACTTTGCAAAAGGAACAAGACATTTTCAAAATCAACTTGCAAGCCAAATACAACCGTCAGGAAGACAATGCACTTGCAACTGAACTTGTAAAAATTGAGGCGCAGCGTTCTGAGAATATTTACAAACTTCAACAAGACATGAGTTTGTTTGCGTCTGATCGTGAAGAAAGAATTAAGAAAGAAAATGAACTTGCAGAAAAAGCCATTGAGTTGGCTAAAGAGCGCAACCGTTTGACTAAAGAAGCGCGTGAAGGTGATTTGCTTAAAGGCGCAAAAGACAAAATGGTTGAATACGTCAACTCTATGAAAACACAATTGGAGTTGGGCGCAGAAATGTTTACGTCCGTTATGGCAAGCATGGAAAGCGCATTGGATAGATTTGTGCAAACAGGCAAATTGTCATTCAAGGATTTGACAAAAAGTATCATTCAAGACTTGATTCGAATTCAATTACGCGCACAGATGACGCAAATTTTTGGAAGTTTTTTCAAGAATATGCTGGTGCCGTATAACGCAAACACTGTCATTCCAATGCAGCCGGGTGGCGGTTACGCTGATGGTGGCAACCCTCCAGTTGGTCAAGTTAGTCTGGTTGGTGAGCGTGGCCCGGAATTGTTTGTTCCAAAAACAGCGGGAACAATCATTCCCAACAATCAACTTGCTGGCGCTTTGGGCGGCACTACTGTGAATAACACATATATCAATGCAATTGATGCCAAATCGTTTGAACAGCGTTTGCTTGAAAGTTCCAACACGATTTGGGCTGCAAACACTTATGCAAACAAAACGCTTGCATCTAATGGGAGGCGCGCATAATGTCTTTTCAAACAATATTTGAAATTCAGCAATTTATGACGGTTAACAACCGCAGAGTTGTTGGACAACAGGTTGCTAGGTCTGGATACATTACAGTGGCTCAGTACCTGACTGCTGTGCCTTGGGTTTTTACTGTGATGCCTCACAACTATTTGTATTACCCGCAAGTGCGCGACATTATTCAGACCATTGATAACAAAGACCGTCAACTGCCTGAAACCATTATTTTCAATAGCAGCAATCTGTCTTGGTTTACCAAATACCAAGGTGATGTTGTGGCCCCTGTTTTTACTTTGGCTTCAACCCCTACGCCTAACACGCAGACACTATCCATGAACGTTACCAGTGGCGCTGGATACGCTTTTAAGGCCGGTGATTTCTGCATGGTTGGTGGGTATACATACAAAGTAACGCAAGACGTTCTAAGAGGCACTGGAGTGGCTTCTGTGCCTATTCATAGGCCATTGATCGGAACACCTGCATCTGGCGCAACGGTATATGTTGGCAATGATTGTTCGTTCAATGTTGTTGCCGAACGCTGCCCAACTTATACTCTTAACCCAATGACAAATGGTGCTTTTGTCCAATGGGATGATGCATTTGTTTTCCGGGAGTACATCACATGACAACAATCAACGCCGTAAACAGCGCCAGCATTAGACATGCTGAATTTGTCCGTATGACGGTTGGCACAGCCGCTACGGTTTACACCTTTTGCAATGCTGCTGCTCCTGTGACGGTTAGCGGCATCACATTTAGCAATCTTGGGGCTTTACTTTCGGTTGGCGATGTCCAAAGAGATATGAGGGCAACCAGCGATGACATGACGATTGCTTTAACAGGAATTGACCCAACTAACGTTGGCATCATTCTTGGCAGCGAAATTAAAGGTTCGTTGGTTGAGGTGTGGCGAGGATTTCTTGATTCTGATAACCAGATCATCACAACCCCGACTACACAATTCTTTAAACGCTATCAAGGCATCATTAGTAGCGTTTCAATTACTGAAGATTTCAACATTGAAGCACGAACAAGGATTGCCACATGTTCAATTGCTTGTTCTTCAATGCGTCGCATTTTAGAAAATCGTTTAGGTGGTCTGAAAACAAACCAAAGCAATTGGCAATTTTTTTATCCTAGCGATACCAGCATGGATAGAGTTGCGACAATTTCAAACACATATTTTGATTTTGGCAAACCACCACAAGTTGAAACACAAGCAACAGATACAACTTTTGAGCCAACATCTATAGGCGGCGCTGGATGATAAGACTAGCAACAAGATATGACATCCCAAGACTATTGGAAATCGTTGAAGCATATGCCTACGAAAATCCAATCAAGGTTCTTGGCAGACAACACAATCATTTCCCAAAATATGTGGAGGAATTGTTGTTCAGCATTATTGCTGGCCGAGGTTTTATCTACATTGATGAACACATGCGTGGCGCAATTGTGGCAATCAAACAAGGCAACATTTGGGCC